CTGATGAGTGGTCCAAAGCAATATTACTACCACTAGACGATTTTGTCTACAGGAAATAAATGATAAACATCAAAGAATTCCAATCAGCAGTACACAAGTACGACCTAGAGAGGCCTAACCTATATGCTGTAGTGATTCCACTACCAGGCTCGGCAAGTTCTCCTGCTCCGATCAAAACTAACTATGCTCAGGCATATGCTCAAACAGAAAATGGAAGATTACTAACCATGTTCTGTAGATCTACTAACTTACCAGGTGTTAATCTTGGAACAGTAGATGCAAAGAGGTACAGTGTTGGACCAACTAATAAGATGCCCGTTGGAGTAGCATTCTCTGACGTTACAATGACCTTTTTAAGTGACGCTAGTGGTATCACATATAATATGTTCTACAATTGGATCAATAGTATCATCCCCTTTTCAGATGGAAAGAATACTCCTGGTGTTGGTAGAAACTTTCAACTTGAATTCAAAGAAAACTACCAAACTGATATAGGTATCAAAGTATATAGAGGTGCACCAGGTAAGTTTGCAGGAGCTGGTCTAATGCAAATGGCAGCTTCCGTAATTTCTGCAGCAGCAGGTGTCCCATTCATTGGCTCGTTGTTAGGAAGTAGATCTGCACCTCAGTATCCTTTAGTACTTGCCAAGGAAATAAAGTTATTCAAAGCATACCCAACAAGCATAAGTGATCTTACTCTTTCACATGCTTCTGGAGATAGTGTACAAGAATTCACTGTATCGTTTACATTCTACAATTGGGAATTAAAACGTGAAGCAACAGCTACTGGTTCTACTGGTGGTGGAAGTTTATTAGGATCCGTTGCATCATTCGCCAACTTTTTATAATTATTAGGAGTTATTATGGCTTTACCAAAACTAACACATCCAGTGTTTGCATTGACCGTACCATCGACAAAAGAAAAGGTGATGTTTAGACCATTCTTAGTCAAAGAAGAAAAACTATTGCTGATGGCTAAGCAAAGTGAAGAACAAGCTGATATCTTTAACGTGCTTAAGCAGATTATCACAAACTGCGATGTTGAATCTGTATTGGATGCTGGCACTCTGGCATCGTTTGATGTAGAGTATCTCTTTTTAAAGTTAAGAGCAAAATCAATCAACAACATCATTGAATTAGCATATGTGGACTATGAAGATGAGGAAACATATAAGTTCTCAGTAGATGTTGATGATATAGAAATGACGTATAGTGATAATCACACTAATGTAATTGAGATGTCTAAGACAGCAGGGATTGTAATGAAATATCCAAGCGTCACTTTGATGTCTGAAATACTTGAGAAAGAGGATGTACCTGATCTGTTATTCCATATGATTAAAGGATGCTTAGATCAATACTATGACGGTGACACTATCACATATTTTAAAGATTGTAAGCCAGCAGAGATTGAAGAGTTTGTAGATAATCTACCAACAAGCATTATCAAAGAGTTTGAAGCATTCTTTGAAACTATGCCAAGATTATATCACAAGCTAGAGTATGTTAATAAGAAAGAGACAAATAGAGTCATTGAGTTGAAGTCGCTCGAAGATTTTTTTACGTTGCGCTGAGTCATAACACACTGGAAAACTATTATACAGTGATGTTCGTTTTGGCTCAGCATCATCATTATTCAATTACAGAAGTAGAAAACATGATTGTCTTTGAACGAGACATCTTCATGCAGATGTTAGCAGATCATATAAAGAGACAAGAGGAAATGTACAAAAATGGCAGTTGATCCAAATAGACAAACACTAATGCAGCAGCTGGGAGAGATGCGTAATGCGCGTATGCAACAGATGCGCATTGGTGGCCAGCAATCTCAGATGATGGGTAGGCAGGTTCAACTCACTCAGAGTATGAACACAGCTCTTCAAAATAACTCTAGACAGTTAAGCACTCTTAACACCACAATGTCTAGTGGTTTTAGAAATCTCTCTAGCTCTTTTGCAAGTTCTGTACGCGGACTAACATCTGCTGTCAGTAGAGGAGCTATTGGTGCTGCCGGTGCTGCTGGAGGTGCTGCTGCTGGTGTTGGTAGAGTATCTGCTAGTGCAGTATCTGGAGTTACTTCAGGTGTTGTTTCTGCTTTGAGTATGGCTTTACCAGCAGCCATTGCTGGTGTTGTTGGTAAGTCGCTGATATGGGATAATATCGACGATAGTACTAAAAAAGAGATGGGTGAGAATATAGGTGGTATCTTCAAGAATGTGTTTGGAGATTCACTGCAACCTGTAACAAAAGAGCTAAAGGTAATGACCTTGACTCTGGCTGATACTCTTGAATCTCTAAGTGATAGGATTAGTGGTGTTGTATCCGGTCTCAAAGGAAAGATGCCAGGTGCTGCTCAAGCAGCTAAAGACAAAGTAGGTGGGGTAGTCAATTCAGCTAAAGAAACAGCTGGTAATGTTGCTAGCAATGTTAAACAAGGTGTTAGTGCAGTTAGTAAGATGGGGCCTTACATTGAGCAGCAGACTACATCAAGAGGGCAAACAGCTAGTAAAGTTGGTGAAGTAGTATCAGGAGTTGCTGAGAATATTCCAGCCCCAGCAAAGGATCTTGTTATTCTAGGTGGAGCTACTGCAACAGTAGTTGGTGGTGCTAAGCTGATATCTAAACTTAGAAAGGATGCTAAGAATTATAAACTAGTAAAACCTGATAGTGTACGATCAGTAATGACTGCTCACTTACACAATAGAATATTACCTGTATTGAAGGGTTCTTCTAAAGACAAGTACGTTAAGGCTTTCAATCTAGGAGCTCTTGCTGGTAAAGTAGTACCTTTGGCAGCAATCGCCATCACAATGATTGGTATTGAGCAGGCTAAGAATGAAATCAATTGGCTGATCAATAATAGTGATGGTCAGCTGACGAAAGAAGACGGTGATGCTTTCATAGCCGAAGCTACGGAAGAAAAGTTATGGGGACTAGCTGGTGGTGTCGTGGGTGGTATTCTAGGTGGTTTAATAGGTGCTGGTTGGTTATCAGCAGCAACGGCTGCTCTTGGATCTTACTTCGGTAATGCTTTCGCAGAATGGCTTCACGCCATGGTATCCAAAGGTTCTTCAAAACTAGAACGTGATACTAGCACAATCAATGTCAGTGTTACCAGTGATGTTAACAAGCACGCTGAGAAGATAGGCGTAACTGTTGATGGCAAGCCATATCTAACCCCATCGGGTGCAATGAAGGCAGCTGCAAGCGAATCTAAACCTAATGCAGCTACAGTATCAAAACCTCCTTCATCTCTTGCAGATGCATTAGCGGCTCAAGAAAGTGGTGGAGCTGGTTATGATGCTGTATATGGTTCATCTACACTCAAGTCTGTTGAGGAGTATCAGAAGAAGACTGGTGGTAAGAAAGTATCTCAAATGACTATTGAAGAAGCGATAGCGTTTGGTAAATCAAGAGGTAAGAACAAAGGTGCCCTTGGTAGATATCAATTCATGCCAAGTACATTGTCTGATGAATTACTAAAAGAAGCAGGGTTAACAAGAGATGATCCTTTCAACTCAGCTAACCAGGATAAACTGTTTGCTGTTTACACAAAGAGAAACGCAGATGCGTTAAAGAAACTAGGAATAGCGCCAACAGCAGCCAATCTACAGCTAGCTCACGTTGCAGGTCCTAAAGGAGCTGCTAAACTGCTTGGAGCTGGTGAAGGTAAGACAGCTGGTGATGCACTTGGTTATAAAGTAGATAGTGCTGCTAGAAAAACTAATCCATGGATGGAGAAGTCAGCTAGTGATGCTGTTGCATTACTAACAAGAAAGGCTTCTCAGATACAACCTATTGAGGCTGGAGGAGATGCTGGAATATCAGATCGTCCTGAAGGGTCTGAGGATGTTGCTATTGCAATGCCAGCTGATCAAGTATCAGCTGCGCAGAAACCAACTGCCGGCATGACTACCAAACAGAAGATGGATTATTATAGAGATCAACTAAGCGGAGAAGGAAAACCAGCCGAGAGTAAGGGAGAAGCTAAGCAGAAGCCATCAGGACCGTTCAGCGGGTTTGCTTCATTGATTGGTGGTGGTAGCTTTGAAAGTATGAAGAATGAGTTACTAGCCGGATTGGATTCCGATATGGAAAGAAAGGCTGAAGGTTCTCAAGCAGCTCCTGTTATCATCAACAATAACGGTGGTGATACTAATGTTACTTCTAGTGGTGGTGGAGGTGGTTCTGCTCCAGTATACAATCCAATAGCACCTGCAGCAAGCTATCAATCACAATTTACTTCAATAGCTGGTATTCAACGTACAGCATAAGAAAAAGGGGCCTAGGCCCCTTTCTTTTTAGTCATCCAACAGTTCTTTGAACTTAGCTAAGTCATCATCCTCATCACCATCCCATGGGGCAGCTGCTTGTTTCTTTGCAGCAGGTTTAGATTCCTTTTGCTTTGGTGCAGTTTCAAACTCTTCTTCATCTTCACTCAAATCAGTTAAAGATGCATTACGAACTTGCTTAGGTGCACCACCATCTAAACCAAGTACACGGTAGAGCTTTTGTTTCAACTCATCATATGATTTAAAGTGCTCATCAGCTAAGAACGCTTGTAGAGAGTGTTGCTGCTTCCAGATCTTTTCTAACTCTTCATCATCATCTAATAAAGCAGCTGGAGCTTCGAACTCGGACTTATCGTAGTTACGATAGCCTTCTACATTACGAATCTTCAGCTTGAAGTTAGCACCTGCCCAAAAGTCAAATGGATTGATTGGCTCTTCGTCCTCGAACTCAGGATTCATAGCAGCATTCAACTTATCAAAGATCTTCTTGCCGTACTTGAATAAGAATACTTTACCTTCATTCTCTGGGTGAGCTTTATCACTTACAACATAGATGTTAGAGATAAAATTCAGCTTACGCTTTTGTTTACGAACTTGGTCTTGATTAGCTTGCAGCTTAGTAGCCCACAACTGACTGTTGTATTCAGAAACAGGATCTGCTTTACCGATGGTAGTTAAAGACTTCTCGATATACCACTGACCACCAGGACCTTGGAATCCGTGATCGAAGATACGGACAAAAGGAACATCTTCACCATCAGGAGAAGGAAGAAAACGAATAACAGCATAGCCATTACCTGACTTATCGACTTCAGGTTGCCAGAATCGGGTGTCTTGTTTACGGCCTTCACCTTCGGGGGCTGCTAGCTTAGATACTTGTTGATTGATTTTGTCCAGACTGGACTTTGAGGACTTCTTTAGATTTGAAAAAGACATCGTATACTCCTTATATAAAATATATGTATTAGCGTATCCACCAAACTAATTATGTAATTGTACATTGTTCTTGTATATCAGTCAACATACCCTTATATTTATCTTCCTCGAACTGCACAAAGGGAGATAATTTAATTAATTTGTTACGAACTGTTTCCCACACTGGATCTTTTAACCTTGTACTCCAGTACTTGAACAGGCACTTCTTTTGCACAGCGTCAATAATGATCAACGTTTCGGCATGTATCTCCTTTGAGAGATATCTTCTTAAAAGTGGTGGATGTTGATTATCCACTACTTTCATTTCTTCTTTGAGGTCATCAATCTTACCAAGATCACTTTTAAATATATAGGAAAGGGATTCCTTGTGCTTCAACCACTCACGGTATTGTTTCTCAGCTATCTGTTCATTAACAAGATCACCAACCCAAACATCACCGTAGTAGAAGTTGGCAACAAGGAACCCCATCACATCTTTATGCTTTGCTAGCTTTGCAAAGAAGTATTTGTCATTCCTCTTCTCAAAGGTAGCGTAGGATGCTTTCACCTTACCATTATATTTAAAGTAATCATACGTGTCAGATTGAAAGTGTCTTTTCAGAGCACAGTACATCTTATACGCATCATAGTCTGTCATAAAGGTAGTTGTTTAGTCTTTGGTAAGTAGTTTAAGTTTTCTGCTTCGACCTGTATAGAGGCTTTCAGCTTTGCGTTACTTTTAATCAAAGAAGCTGCTGTTTCAATATCAACACCGTTCTTCTCACAGAAGTACATTACAGCATCAATATACTCCATTTTCTTTTCTAAGACAAGTTTCTCAATCTCTTTAGTAAATTCAACAATACTTAAAAAGTTCAAATCTTGAATCATGTTTTATCCTTAGTATAGAAGATATGGCCTCCAATTTTAACTTTACGTTTCAATCTTGCTTTCCATGATGGACTTACATAGGTTGCATGGAAGAATAAAGATCCGCGAGACGGATCGTATAATGAGATGTTACTGTGGCCATTAGCAATGACTGCAGCCATTTCGTAAATACGATTATACAGCTGTTGATCTTTGATGACAAGATGTTTCTTTGGTAGGCATACCCAAGAGAACTGGCACACCTTGTTTATCTTTTGATGAACAACCTCACAGATCGTCTTTGGAAAAGACTCGTCGGCAACTCTATTCATAGTAACAAAGCCAACAGCTTTGATTCCGTCATCTGGTTCGTTCTTAGCTTCGAAGTACATATTTCGAGCTAGACATTCTACTTGCTTACTTGGTACGCTTGGTATGGATAATGTATCTTGAGACAGGACGATATCGTCACTGACTTCATTTTGAGCAAATACAAGCGAACACAATCCAAGCAGCGTGATTAGCGCTAACTTTTTCATGTTAACTTCCTCTTTGTTTATGGGATTATTTTGGAATGCAGAGGTACAGCTTTCAGTATCCTGATTTTTAATAGTCACAATGCCATCCTTATCAAGTGCTGCTCATACCAAATTGGACCGTGGGTCCTATTGAAGATAAAATTATTTATAAGTCAAATAATTTCTACTTGGTATCTTTAGCGAGTTGTCGGTATCCATCTCTGTCTGGATGGACCTTGTCTTGTTGTAGACTTTTGATTTCAATCACGGTATCACCGTGTTGTTTTGCGATATCTCGTACAATTTGTTGCTTATGAGGCTTTATTGCTGGAAGTATCCAGTATACACGAGATCCTTTGATTTTGCTACGAGTTTTTTCTAATTCTGATTTAGTATCAAGTCCTTTTAAGTCATTAGACCCAAGACTTATGATTATTATATTAGCGGTTAGATCTTTATGTAGGTAATCTTTATTCCATTGCTCGCTGCTCCATCCGCCTTTGGAGTAGGAGGCACACTCAGGTCTTTCCCTGTGCGTGCCTACCGCAATACTATCACCAATGATTAGACACTCAAGCATTATAGAGTGTCGTAATCATCTTTACCAGCACCACACTCTGGGCATTCAAAGTCATCAGGTAAAGAACCCCATGCACCTTCTACTGCTTCATCATGTTCGTGTCCGCAAACTACGCATACGTGTATGACGTCTCCCATTATTGAACCTCCTCTAACATTTTTTGATATGCAGATGCATGACGCTGTTCAATTTTTGCTAAAGCAGCAAAACGTCGTTCTGCTTTCTTTAATACTTCTTTGAACTGCTCAGCATGCTCTTTTGACTCTTCGATCTGATGGTCAGCTTCTTTGGCTGCTTCTATATCACCTTCTGCTTCAGCAAGTGCTTTGAATTGAGGGTACATCTGTGTGTACTCATATGTCTCACCTTCAATAGCTTTCTCCAGACATTCCTTGGTACTTGGCTTACCAATGAGTAATTCCAAGTGACCCCATGCATGAACCAACTCTTGTCTGGCTGTATGCTCGAAGTGATCGGCAACGTCATGCAGTTCCTCTTCACGAGCAATCTTTGCAAAGTAAAGATATTTAATATGAGCAGTTGACTCTCCAGCCAACGCACTCTCTAAGTTTTTAATTGTAACACTCATAACTTCTCCTTTATAAAAAATACTCTATTATCTATAACAGAAACACTATCATTATCACTAAGTTGATAGTGATTTACCAATTGTATTTTTTTATGGAGATAATAGAA